GCTCGGCGAACTCATTGAGCGATCCGGCAGGGAACTTACCTCTTGAGCGAATGGCCTCGGCGATGATGTCGACGTGTTCGTATGCCTCCTCGTAGATCTCCTGATAGAACTCGTGGTGTGAGTAGAAACCCATACCCATCACGTTCCAGTGATACCGCTGTGCCTTAAGGGCAAACGCGAAGGTCGTCGCGAGTAGTACATTTAGGTCCTGTTCGAGCATTGTTATTTCACCTTGAAGTATGAGTAACCGAATGTGACGTCACCGACGAGGTACTCGACATCGGTGTTCTTCGCGTCAAAGTCGAGAGTCGACAGTGATGTAGGATACGCATCGACGAACTGAATCTCGCGCGATACGTTGTTGTGTGAGTTGAGTACGAGCAGTGATAGGTCGCGTGTCTTACGAACGTCGCGTCCCTCGGGTTCCGTAACGAGACCAACGAGCCACTCGTGGATCTCGTAGTAGTTCTCAAGCTGCTCGTCGACTATAAACGTGCAGTTGAAGTCCGAGTACTCGATCTTGTCACCGGCTATCGCGATCGTCCTCTGCGGCGTCACGTACTGTGCTGCGTCAACCGATATCTCTGGGATCGACGCGGTCTGCACCGAGAACTGAGCGTTTGGATACCGCTGCGAGTCGATCAGAAGTCTAAAGCCTATCGGACTCGCGTACGTGATGTCCTTTAGGAGGGTATTCGACGCCGATTCCGAAAAGTCTACGTTAGTCTCGTATGGCATTGTTAGTTGTGTCCCTCAATATCCTCATTATCCGATACGATCTTTTCCATGTGGAGGTACGGTATCCGCTCGTTCGGTACGTATCGCCAGTAGTGATTGATCTTTGTTGAGTTCGAGTTCGTTCGATAGATCCCAAACACCGTCGTTGCAAATCCGATCTTCACGATAAGTGCTCGTTCGCCGTCGAGCACGACCTCGTCGCCCTCGTTAAACTGACCGGAGAACTTAAACGAGAGTCCTTTGACTACCTTACCTGCCGTATCCTTTAGCCATAACGAAACGATGAGAGCCACTGCGCCGGAGATAAAGGGTGTGATTGACTCTGCAATCCTATCCTCTAACATTATGGCATTCCTATTTTTATATACTCTATTTATACAGAAAAAAAGAGGGACCCGAAGGCCCCTCTCAGTAACATCCTTAAAGGATTAGGCTAATCTAGGATTAACCCTCGCCCAGGATGTTGTCCACCTTGAAGATTCGGTAGTATTCATTTTCACGAACGTTACCGATTGAATCGACAGGGGTTGTATTACCCGTTGACGTACCGACGAATGGGTTCGCGACCATGCCGTAGCGGGTCTTGAATCCGATCTTCGGCTGGAAGGTTTCCTCACCGACCGCACGAACCATTGTGAGAGGCACGTATGGGCAGTAGAACAGACCAGCGTCGTACGGGTTGGAACCGCGATAACCGACCGTGAGATAGTTCACAGTGGCGTACGGATCGATGTAAACCTTCATGCCGCCCTGGAGCGTACCAGCGAAGGTGTTGCCTGTGTCGTCAACCTGCAGGTTAGTGTTGGCTGACAGAGCAGGTGAGTAGTCAAGTGAACCAGTCGCTGACAGAGCGGCAGCAACGTCCGAGGAACACAGGATAAAGTTGCCCTTACCGCGACGTGTATCCTTGGCAATCTGGTTGGCTTCACGCTGAAGCTGAACCAGAAGGCCCTTATACTTCTCAACCGACCAGCGACCGTCGGCGTCGACGTCGAGGTCAAATGTACCGGCAGTCGTCAGGTCAGCCTGCTGGCAACCAAGCTTGGCGCGTGAGTTCACCGTACGGACCAACTCACGGTTGATCTCAGCCAGAACCTCAGCCGACAGGATGTTGGCGAGCTCGGACTCGGCGTCGAGACCATGGATGCTCTTCAGATCCTGCGCCAGCTCCATGGTGTACTCAGCCTTGAGTGCACGGGTCTTGGCAGTAACGGTTGCACGCTCGATGGTGAATGACATCTCGCCAAACTCGTTGGCCGATGTGTCACCGAGTGCCTCACCCTCTTGAGTAGTCATGGCCTCACCGAAACCGAAGTTGTCGGCGATGTCGTTGTCGTCGGAATCAGTCGTACCGGTACCGCCGAGCGATGAGGAATCACCTGAGTGCGTACCGTTCTTCTGGTTCTGAGTTAGACCGTTAAAGCTCGAGGAGCTGTAGTCGGTCTCGGCCTCGTTGAACAGCGCTTCGGTGGCGTTCAAGCGGCTTGCGTTGTCGTTGTAGCGTGCCTTCATCGCGAAGATGAGACCGGTAGGACCACTCATTGGCTGAACGCCAGCGATGTCATACGCGATCAAGTTAGGCATTGCACGACGAACGAGTGAGATCAGGATCGGATCCCAGTTGTCGATGGCACCTGAACCACCTGAGGTTGAGTTGGTTGGAGCCGCCTCTGAGAGGAACTGACCCTGACCGCGCTCTTCCATCAGCTGCTTCTCGGTGTTCTCGAGAACCTGGGCGATAACGCCACGCTTGTATGAATCATTCAGAGCAGGAGCCTCTTCGGCCTCGAGGACCGGCTTCCACTTCTGATTTACACTATCTGAACTAAACATTTTGGATACTCTCCTTTACGAGATTTTACTTATCGGTTTTACGAAGAGCGGCGACGTAACGTGACATTGGACCAGAAAGATCTTCCTGTTCCGCTGGTGTCTCAGCGTCGATCGTACCCTCTTCGAGAACGGTTGATGTTGAATGATCGGATGAATCACCGCCGAAGTACGATTCCTTAAGCGTGGCGACCTTCTTCTCAAAGGACTCCTCGCTCTCAAAATCAATGCCCTCGGTCAGACCCGACAGCTTCTCTGCCTGAGAAACGGTAAGGTCCTCGGCGGCCTCGCGGACGATCCTTTCACGAGTCAGGCCCTGAACCTTCTCACGAAGAGTCATGCTCTTCTTAACTGAGTCGTTCAGTTCTTCCTCGAGTGTATCGACCTTCTTGGCGAGCTCGTCCACGATGTTGGTCTTGGACTCGGGGACCTCAACATAGTGCTCCTGGAACACACCCTTCAGTGCGCCCATGAACGACTCGGCGATCTCGGCGCGGAGGCCGTTCTCAATCGCGAGCTTGTTGTCCTCGACCCAGTTCTCAACGACGTAGTTGAGGTAGCCGTCAACCTTCTCGACCAACTCCGTCTGAATGCGATCGGTCTCTTCAGTAAGCTCCTGCTGGTAGCTCTCCTCGAGCTCCTCGATTCGCTCACCGACCTTTGCGTTCAGTGCTGCCTCAAAAATGACCTCGGCCTTTTCCTTAAAGCCTTCTGAAAGAGTAGCCTCCGAATCAACGAGAGCCTCGATGTCCTCCTTCATGGAGTCCTTCTTGTACTTCTCGTTTTTCTTCTTGTACTTCTCATCCTTCTTCGACATCTCGGACTCACCGTCCTCCATGTCGTCGTCATCCATCTCCTTTTCCTCGTACATTTCGCTATGCATCATCTTCTCGACTGCCTTGGCAAGATCGTCCTTTTTCATTTCGGACATCTTGTCGTAGGCTGCCTTGATCATGCCAGCTTTGGTCTTTGGAAGAGGCTTGGCCTTTGGCGCCGCATCGTCGGCTTTCGCCACTGATGCTACCGAGTCGTTCTCGGCGTTCTCAGGGTCGAAACCCTTATCCTCATTCATACCCGCAATTCCCTCGTCAGAAACTTTGTCATCAACGAGTTCATCGCGGAGGTTGCTATTGTCTTCTGACATCTGCATTCTCCTGCTTTGTCAAAGTTTTGAGAGGAAATCGTAGCTCGATCTCAGTCTCGCAATCGTCACATGTTCCCTAGTCAAAGGGAGTACCCATACATTAAATATTCGTGGCAGTACCACAAATTCTTTATTATTACTTTTATTTATATAAAAAGCAATTTCTAAAAGGTTAAAATCTATTCAGAAAGTCCTTAAAGACCTTCATCTGTGCGTCGGCAAGGTGATCCTGTGATACCGAACCGAGCGTCTTACGGTATCCATCAACGTCTTGTGCTCGAATAACACCGTTATCGACCCAATAGTCGACACCTTCCATGATTCCGTTGACGAATGCCTCGGGTGCAGAGGGATCTTGAACAATATCGACGGTCGAAAGGATAAAGTCGTCGTTGACGATCGTCTTATCCTTTTGCTGCTTAAGCGAACCCATGCCACGTGTCGATACGCCGAGTTGAACGTCTCCGTCCATGAGACCACGCACGATCTTACCCATCGGCGTCTCAAGGATCTCAGCCTTACCAATAACGTTATTGCCGTCCCAATTCAGTTCGGTAATCTTGTGTGACACACGATCAAGGTTGATCGTCGGAGAATCCGGATGACCGAGCTCACCGACAGCTCGGCCTTTCGAGACCTGCTCGGTCTGATACTTTTTAGTTGCCGATTCGAGGGTCTCCTTAGGATAGATACGGCCGTTGCGATTCTGCGCCTCAGCCTGGGCAAAGATTCCTTCAATCATATATTTTTTCTCACCGTTTTTTTCTTCAGTGAGGTATCTCAGATCATCATTATGTTCAGTTATAAGCTTCATTTGATCTTTCCTTTACTCTTTTTTGACCTTCATAAGATCTTACACTGACATAATAGTTAGTGTGTTTTTGTTCTTTATACGCCTTCGATGTAATTGTTCATCTACTTCAGCATTTTTTCGATTTCTGCTAAAACCTTAAAGTACTGATCGTATGTCTTTTGTAGTTTAGTTTCGAGTCTCTTTCTCTTGCTTACATCATCAATTGTGTCGACCATTGCCATTCGAATATCCTGATGTACGTCCTCGAGAGAGTCAATCTTCTTACCAAGATCTTTAACAGACATGGTACGAGCTTCATCGATCTGTTCTTCAGGTGATGTTTCTTCCTCAACATATTCTGTTGCCGATGCGTATATCGAGCGATACGCATCCGAGAGTGCTTTGATATCTTTATGTGACATTTCTAAATCTCTTTTACATTACTGGATATGTGATACGTGTGAATCTGATACCGGCATTAGCTGCGTAGAGTTTATCAGCCTCGCGCTTCTTGAGGAATACCTTTTCACCAGAGGTCAGTGTCATAGATCCAATCGTCACATCACTTGAATCAAGTACCGTAACAAGGTGTGAAGATGTTGTGGTATTCACGACGCGAACAATATCCGCATCCGATACTGTAACCGCATTACCCGCAGTCGTCGGCGCGGCGATCTCTTCTGTAATTGGTCTGTATGATGCCATGGTTATAGATCCATCAGCTCAACGAAGTCCTCGATACCCTTCTTTGCTTCCTTCTCGGATTTAAAGTCGTCGAGCTTATCACCGTCGACATAGGCAACGTACTTCGAGCCTTCCTTCTTAATCTCGGCGGGGAACTTCTTACTACCCGAGCCGACCTTCATTTTCTTGACAGTCTTTTCGTTGATCTGTTCAGCCGCCTCGGTGATGTCCGAACGGAACTGCTTGAAGTCAATCATTGTCGGTTTCCTCGGCCATCTCGTAGCCCTTCTTCATGTACTTGTCGACGTCCTTCTTATCAATGACCTCGACCTTACCCTTCTTTACGACCATAGTCTCGTTATCGGGATCGTCGAGTTGCCGCGAGTTCTTCTTCTCGTCGAGCTCTTCGACCTCCTCGTTAACACCCTTGTCGGTCGCCATCGATTGAGCGAGTTCGATCTTCTTGTTCTCAAACGCCGAGTCGATCTTTGTCGCCATCGCGTTCTGAAACTCCGTTCTTGCGGCGGCGTAGTCCTGTTTCTCGACCGAAGTCACAAAATTCTTTACGTTCTCATTCATGTTATGTTACCTTATAATGGTCCATTTGTATAGTATTTATACATATTTCCTTTTAGAACATGTC